TAAAGTTTCGACTGTATATTATCAAGTTGAGAATGGTCATGACCGTGATGGACTTGGAAATGATGAAAATTATTTCTGGAAAACTGCAAAAGAACGTAAAGATATTGAAAATTCACCCGAAATCCCCGATTTTTAAACAAATGAACGATTTTTTAGACAACCTTGCTAATGATCAGCATCAAAAGATGCTTCGTGAGATTGCAAATGACAAATTAACACCTAAAAAAAGTGATAAGATTAAAGAAAGTGAGATCTTTAATCCAGAGAGTAATCCAGAACCACTTTTTGGTTGATAAATAATACATAATTGCTGTATTATTGTGCCTTTAGAAAGGGTAAGTCAAGGGTTTAAAGATATTAGTATGACATTTCAGAGAAATCCTCTGAATGATGATATCCTTACGCTTAAAAATGAAAGGGCAATTGCAAGATCTGTGCGTAATATCGTCTTTACAATACCAGGTGAGAAACCATTTGATGAAACTTTTGGATCAAGGATCACCGCATCCTTGTTTGAGAACATTGATGACCTAACAGGGGAGACCATCAAGGACGAAATAGAGTATTCAATCAATAGATTTGAACCAAGAGTAAATTTATATCGTGTAACTGCTACACCTGACCCTGAAAACAACTCATATGATGTTTCTGTCGCATACGAAATCATAGGAGCAGACGTTCCTCCACAGGAATTACAGTTTGTTTTGCAACCAACTAGGTAAAAATGGCACTAGTCAACTTTTCTAATCTGGATTTTGACCAGATTAAAACATCACTAAAGGATTATCTGAAGGCAAATTCAGATTTTACGGATTATGACTTCGAAGGATCTAATCTGGCAACGATTATTGATGTTTTAGCATATAATACTTACACATCTTCGTATAACGCAAACATGGTTGCGAACGAAGTGTTCATTGATAGTGCTACTCTACGTGAAAATGTAGTTTCTTTAGCAAGAAATATTGGATATGTTCCTCATTCAAAGAAAGCAGCAAGAGCAAATATTACTTTTGAAGTAAATACCTTAAATATTAGTCCAACTCCATCATCAATCACTCTTAAAAAGGGTGCTGTTGCTGCATCAACTGGTTCTGGGTCTTCACAATCGTTTGTTTTCTCGATTGTTGATGATATTACCGTTCCAGTTTTTAATCAGATAGCAACTTTTGTTAATATTCCGGTTTATCAAGGTACAGTTTTAACAAAAAACTTTACTTATACTTCTAGAAATCCAAATCAGAGATATGTTTTACCAAATACTGGTATTGATACTAATTTATTGAATATTTCTGTTAGAACTAATGAACAATCTACTTCAAAAGTAAAATATAATTTGCAAGATAGTTTATTTGAAGTTGGTTCTTCATCAAATATCTACTTTTTACAAGAAATTGAAGATGAAAGGTATGAAATTTTCTTTGGTGATGGTGTTTTTGGAAGAAAATTAGAAGAAGGCAATTTTATTACTGCAAATTATTTAATTACAAATGGTGATGCAGCAAATGGCGTCTCTAGTTTCACATTTTCTGGTAAATTAGTATATACAAGGAATGGTCAAGAGTATACTGTTACTTCTGGAATCTCTCTTTTAACACCACAGTCGTTTGCAACTGGTGGAGAGAATATTGAAAGTGTAGAATCTGTTAAAAAGTTTGCACCAAGAATATATTCGACACAAAATCGTGCAGTAACGCCAAATGATTATGAAACTTTAATTCCATCAAAGATTTATCCAAATACAGAATCTATTTCTGTGTTTGGTGGGGAAGAATTAGTTCCTCCACAGTATGGAAAAGTTTTTATTAGTATAAAACCAAGAACTGGCGACTTTCTTTCCAATTTAGCGAAAGAAGATGTTAAAATGAAGTTAAAAAAATATGCAGTTGCAGGAATTGTTCCTGAAATTCTTGATCTGAAGTATCTTTATCTTGAAGTTGACGCAAAAGTTTATTATAATTCAAATTTAGCACCATCTGGTGCATATGTTTCTAGTGTTGTTCAAAATAATGCTGAAAAATATGCAGAATCTACAGAAATGAACAGGTATGGTGCTAGATTTAAGTATAGTAAATTTTTGAAAGTAATTGATGACAGTCATGAGTCTGTAACATCAAACATTACTACTGTTAATATGAGAAGAGATCTCAGAGTAGTGTTAAATAGTTTTGCAGAGTATCAAATTGGTTTTGGTAATGCATTCTATATTCAAAATGAGGATGGATTTAATATTAAAACTACTTCGTTTAGAGTGAGCAACATTGCTGAAGAAGTGTACATCTCTGATGCTCCAAACCCAGGAGGCACTACAGGGTCTTTATTCCTGTTCACTCTTCCATCAGTTAATTCGCAATCTCCAACGATTGTTAGAAGGAGTGTTGGTAGTGTTGATTATGCAAGAGGTATAATTACTATAAATCCAATCAACGTGGTAAGTGGTAAATTAAAAGATGGGCAGACAATAATTGAAATATCGATGACACCTGCTTCAAATGATGTTATTGGATTACAGGATCTTTATTTGCAACTAGATACTAGTAGCAGTAATTTTGAAACTATTGTGGATGAAATTTCATCTGGATTAGATCCATCAGCATCTAATTATGTTGTATCTGCAAGTTATCCAACAGGAGCACTTGTTCGTGCTGGAGGAGCATCTTCTACGGCGTTAACTACTACAGCAACAAATCAGTCTGTATCAAGAACTGGATCTACAGGTTCCACTTCTGGATCTTCATCTGGTTCTACATCATCAGGTTCCTCAGGTTCATCAGGTTCATCAGGTTCATCCTACTAAGATCGTAAAAATATAAAATGACAGAGAAAAGAGTACAGTTAAACAGCGTTTTATCCCGTCAACTTCCAGCATATGTTAGGGATGAATTTCCTCTAATATCTGAGTTTTTAAAACAATATTATATTTCTCAGGAATATGAGGGTGGATCTCTTGACTTACTTCAAAATATTGATCAATATATTAAACTTGAAAATAATACCAATCTTTCAGAATCTGTTGTACTGAATACTGCATTATCTCCTCTTGATAGTACGATCTCTGTTAATGTATCACAGTCACAAAATGGAACAAAAGGATTTCCAGATTCATATGGAATCCTAAAAATTAACGAAGAAATAATTACATATACTGGAAAAACAGATAATTCGTTTACTGGATGTATACGTGGTTTTAGTGGAGTATCTTCTCTTAAACAGCAAACTAAACCAGAAACACTAGTATTTGAATCTACTACCGCAACATCACATCTTTCTGGATCTACTATAACAAACTTAAGTTGTTTGTTTTTGAAAGAGTTTTTAACTAAAATAAAAACTCAAATTCTTCCTGGACTTGAAGATAGAACCCTTTCTACAGAAATAAATCAAGAAACTTTTCTAAAGCAATCCAAAGATTTTTATCTTTCTAAAGGAACGGATAGAGCATTTGAAATTTTATTCAAAGCACTATACAATGATAACGTAAAACTTGTAAACCCAAGAGAATTTCTTTTTACTCCATCTAATGCTGGGTATCAAATTACTGATGATCTAATTTTAGAATCAGTTTCAGGCAATCCAGAGAATCTTCCAAATACCACATTATTTCAAGAAGAATATAATAGTACTATATTCAAATCATATGCTCCACTATCCTCAATTGAACCAATTTATGCTGGAGTAGGTAAAACTTTTTATAAAGCAAAACTAGATTCTGGATATAATAGAGATATTAGGGTTTCGGGTGCAACCTATGGAACTTTTTCAATAACACCAAAAACTCGATTGATTGGAACAGCATCTACGGGAGAATCTATTTTAAATGTAGATTCTACTGTTGGATTCGCAAAAACAGGTGAGATACAAATCAACTATAATAATAATACCACTGGAATTGCCACATATACCTCAAAAACATTAAATCAATTTTTTGGTGTTATTGGTATTGATGGTGTTCTTAATAATGCGTCTACAGTTGGAATTAATACTTTCCCATATGCGATAGAGCTAGATGGTGAATCTGAAATAAAAGTAAAAATTAATTCTATTATTGAAAAACTTTCATATCCAGAAAATGCATCAAAATATGGTATCGGTGACGTTGCACGGATAAAAACACTTGGTATCCACGAAAAAACTTTTAAAGGAAAGAATTGGGTTTACAACATATCTCCAATTTATAAAGTAAAAACTATAACTTTAGTAGACGCATCAGACTTTACTTATAAAGTAGAATTGGAAGTAAAGAGTTATTTTAATATTGGAGATAAAACAACTCTTTTAGGTTCAGATTCTACGGAGAAACAATCTGTTATTGTAGATATACAATCCGATAAAATATTTTTAATTAGAGGACAAGGAGTACTTACAACTGACCTAACATATAATGTTAGAAGAGATTTAAACACAATTAGATCTAATTCATTTCCGGATTCTATCAGTTATCAAACTGATATTCAAAATGTTTATAAAGAAAAGAGTTTATCAAAATATCTAATTGCATCATCTTCTATTCCATTTTATAATGCACAACCGATTGATTCTACAGACGGAACTGTAATTTTTTCTGGAAGTTTTAATGCGGGAGATACTTTTGAAATTTCTCCAATTAATGACCATGGTTTTTATACTGGAGATGCAATTTATTATACTCCAGAAAAAGTTGATAAAAAGAAAGTTTCGGCAGCTGGAACTGTAGTTACTGAAAAGGTAGTTGAATCTTCACTCTTTTCAGAAGGTTTATATTTCATCAAAAGAATAAGTGACTCTACTGTAAAGTTTGCAAAAAGCAAAGCAGATATTAATAGTTCAAAATTTGTACTGTTAAACAGTTCTACTACAATTAAAAATAATAAGATTGCTCCATATTCATTTAATGGGAAAACTTTAGAGTCACAAAAATTACTTAGGGAGATTGCAAATCCAGTCGGAGCAGGAACTAAAACAAAAACTGATCCTGGTTTTACTGGTGTTCTAATCAATGGTGTTGAATTATTAAATTATAAATCAAATGAGTTTGTAAATTATGGAGAAATAAAAAATATCAACGTCCTTTCAACTGGAAGTGGTTTTGATATAATTAACCCTCCGTCTTTGATAATATCGGATTCTGTTGGAACTGCAGCTGCAGGATATGTTGCTGTATCTGGTTCTCTTTCGGAAATTAGAATAGTTGATCGTGGATTTGATTATGAAGAAACTCCTAAAATTTCTATAAGTGGTGGAAACGGGAAGGATGCCAAAGCGTCTGTAATAATGACGCAAGTTCGCAATAGTGTAAAATTTATTTCTGAAAACGTAGGTTTAGGTGCAACTAATTCTACAATTGGATTTGGAACATATCACAAGTTCCGTAACGGTGAGCAAGTAATTTATAAAACGAATAATCAAACTAATGTTGGTGGTCTTACCACAAACACTCAATATTTTGTTGCAGTACAAGATAACATTTCAGTAAAATTGCACAATAATCTAAATGAGGTTATTGCTGGAGTAAACACTGTAACTTTATCGTCTGTTGGTGTGGGAAATCACATCTTAGAATCTGTAAATCTAAAATCAGTAGTTGATTCTATTAATGTTACCAATCCAGGATCAGGATATCAAAGTAAAGAAAAGACAATATCACCTATTGGGATTAACACTGCTATTGATGTTATTACAATCAGCAATCATGAGTATGAATCTGGTGAAATTATTAAGTATAGTTGTGTAGGAACTCCTGTAACAGGACTATCAACTAATACTGATTACTATGTTACTAAACTAGATGATGACAGATTTAAATTATCTGCAGTTGGAGCAGCTACATCAGATAAAGATGTATTTTATAAAACAAAAAGATACGTCGATTTAACTTCTATAGGTGTAGGAACTCATCATTTTAATTATCAAGATATTAAAATTTCATTAGTTGGAAAAGTAGGAATATCATCTATTGGCACAGAAACTTTTAAAGTAAAAGTTCAACCAATTTTTAAAGGAGAAATTACATCTATCCATTTAGAAAATAATGGAGTTGGATATGGATCATCGGAAATTATAAATTTTGAACGACTTCCTGACATTTCTGTAACTAGTGGAACTCTTGCTCAAGTTAAACCGGTAATAAATGCTGCTGGAACAATTACAGAAGTTCTTGTAGATAATAAAGGTAAAAATTATCTTTCTCCTCCAGATCTTGTGATTGATGGAGATGGTGTTGGAGCAGTACTAGTTCCTATTGTTTCAAATGGGTTTTTGATTGAGGTCAAAGTTATTTCTGGTGGAATTGGATATTCTCAAAACGACAGTATTACTGTCTCTACTACGGGATCTGATGCAGTATTTAAACCAGTATTGCAATCTTGGAGAATTAACTTATTTGAAAAATATTCTTCTAGGATCTCTGCAGATGATGGTTTTATTGTAAATGGGATAAACAGTGATTATGGTCTACAATATTCATGTCTCTATGCCCCTAGAAAACTTAGAGAATCTATTTTTTCTGTAGATCAACTTGGAAATAAACTTTTTGGTAAGTTTGATTTAACGAAGGAAAATTCAATAGAGAAAGAATCTATACAGCATTCCCCTATAATTGGATGGGCATATGACGGTAATCCAATATATTT